AATCTCTTTTCCTAATATGTCGCTCAATTCTTTTGCTGCTCCGTCTAATGTTTCATTTAATACCGGGTTAATGAAATCCCTCTTTTTAATACCATATTTTTTGATGTTGTAAATCAGCGTGTTTAATTTACTATCTGCCTCGCTTATCTTACTGAATTTCTTTTCGCCTCCTACGCTGCCGTATCTCTTAACATCAGTTGCCGTTACTTTTGCCTTTCCCGAATCTAACCACCTTTTAACGGATGCCCTGCCCTCTGCATTCATTCCGTAATTCTTGAACTGATAAGGACTATCAGGAGCGTTCGCTGATGACTTAACACCCTTTACCCCCTTATCTACAAACTTTGCATAGTAAGGAAATAAGATATTGAGCGTTACCCTATTTGAATCCGTTTCATCAATAACAAACTCTACCTTATCAATTCCACCTGAGGCGATAATCTTTTTTGCATTTATCGTTTCTATCCAGTTATCCTTAAACTTATTCCCTAACTCAGCTAAAAAAGTTTCAATAGTTGAACTTACTTTATCGTTAAAGTTTTCTGCACCTGTTCCCTCTAAAAACTTATCCTGCAAAACTATCTTTTGCCTACCTGTGATGTTAGCCATTCAGTTTGTGTTTTTGCATCATCTTTCGTTCTATATCTGCCTCAACCTCACGTTTCATTTTTAAGCAACTCAAATCGTTTAGGAATTGAATTGTAGGTAATTCCCACACCTCATTTATACTGATATTTTCAAATTTTGATACCATTTCGCCATTACTGAGCCATCCAAAGTGTCGCATAAATTCTGCACTACTTCCTCCACTCTCACCCCATCCTCCGCTATCGTCTTGAAATAAGTAATTGAATTTTGAATTGATTTCGTGAAAACTGCGTAAAAAAAAAGACAGGAATGGTAAACAACGCCAAAATCCATCTCTAACATATCCTTTGCTATTTGCTCGTGATCCTTCTTTTTCTTAGGCTTTAAACCTTTATACGTTAATCTCATAGGTGTTGCCATTGTTGCCATAATCAAATGCATATTTCCGATTACATCGTTTGAAAAAGTGGCAATCTCTACATATTTTCCCGCGTTCATTGGGGGTTTAGCTACATTATAACTAAGGAAATATAATCTACGATTAACCCACACCCAGTTTTTCGGCTTACCTAAATTCATTTGCCCTGTGTATTTGGCAAACTCTGAGTTAATCTTTTGGCATAGTTCGTTATACTTACCTATCGGCATTTTATCAACCTCATCCTGATTCTTACCTGTCAAGCATTGCACCAATAAAGATGACTTTTCAGCCTCATTTGTTTCAATGTTGCTGATAGAATAGAGTTCCTGAAACTTCTTAACTGAAATCTTCATACTAATAAATATAAAATTTTGAAATTATTTTCTAAATAAATCGGTAAACCCCTGAATACTTATGCTCATTCCTACATTTAACCGCCAAAGCCAAAGCGTTCACGCAGTCATCGTGAAAACCTGATGGTGCGTTATACCTTACCCCTGTCGCAGTAAACTGATATTCAAAGATATCTAACTCCTGCCTAATTAAACCATCAGGAAAACCCACATCCTTTTTATGAATTGTGGATGCTAACAACTCCATTAACTGCTGCTTGCTTGTTGAGGTGTATTTGAATCCGTGCATAGCGTTAAAATGCTTTTGCAAATCCTCAGTAATTGCATCTCCTACGCCTGTGCTATCAATTATAATAGGTTTGTTTTTATCAATCGTTAAAATAGTTTCCTTTGTCTGTTTCCAATCCTTTTGAAATCTCTCAAAATAACAAACATCCCCATTTGTATCTAAACCTACTATGCACGTCCAGTCAACCGATTTAGCTAAATCAATACCATAAAATGCAGGTTGATTTGTTGACATAGGTTTAATACATTCCTGAATGTGATTTGAGCCAAAGGGATTTGCAGCGTTTTCCATTGCATTAGCTAAATACTCCTGCTCAAATACTGCACCCGGTAATTGCCTGCGTGCATCATCAACCTCCGACCTATCAATATAAGGGTTATCGTATGTGGTAAACTTAAAAGACTGCCAATCTGTTTCGCCACCCTTCATAAATAGAGAATAGAAATAGTTTTTGCCCTTAGGTGTTGACAGGAATAACGCACGCCCTTTGTAATCGGTTAAGGTAGGTCGGATTGAGTTTAGCCATCCATCCTCTAAGTTAGGAATAAACGATGCCTCATCTACTACGACTAAATGAAATTTGCGCCCCCTTAAATTATCCAAACGCTCGCCTGTAAAGAACATCACGCTGCCATCATTGGGGAAATTAATAATTAAATCAGATTTGTTATTCTCAAACGGAATAACCTTTATGAGTTTATTAAAGAATGTTTTTGCCAGTTGGTAGGTAGGTGTAATATAGGCAACGGCGTTGCCCTTCATCGCCTCAAAGATAATCTCTAACTGAGCTAACTCAGATTTGCCAAACCTCCTGCCACACATAACAACCCTAAAACGTGCAGGGCAGTCTAATATCTGCTGTTGGTTGTCGTGTAGTTCAGGTATGGCTATCTGCATTAAAGTATTGTTTTGCCCTTTGTAATTACAAACTCAACCTTACCTGTATTCTCAACAGATGATGTTTCTTTCGGCTTTCCGTAAACACGAGTTAGTAACGTTTCTAATGAATATAACGATCCTTTCTGCAAACTCTTAACCATTGCGTTGGCTATCGTTTTCTCCAATATCGTTCCCTTAGGATTATCATACACCGCTTTTAATTCATCTAAATCCATTGCCATCATATTTTGAATAGTGTCGTTAATTTATGATAAGCGATAACCTGCATCTTTTAATACAGATACATATTTACGAGGTCTGCCATTAGGGTTCATTGTTTCCCCCTTATCAGGTCGTGTTAATGTGCCTCCATTCCTTGCAGGTACTTGCTTTGCCATACGATGTATTTACGATGTAGTTAATTTTTTTTATACTCTAACAATTCCTTTGCCTTATCTATTATCCAGTTATCTATTTGCACCTGTGAGAATGTAGCAGAGATAAGTAGAGCGTTAAATTGATTCATTACCTCATCCAATGTTATATCGTCTGAGGTTTCAATCGTTGCCGAAATGTTGTAGTGCTTTATCGTGAGTTGCATTTTTCTAAATGTTTATCGGTTAAAAAATCTATGAATTGCTTTTTATCTCCATAATTGATGTGGCACTTTCTGCATAATGCCATAATATTTCTGATGTCATTTGCCCCTGTACTCCCTCCCATACCCCTACACCTGATATGGTGTATATCAACTGCGACTGCGTTGCATACTTCACAAAGTATTTTATCTGATACATCATAGCCAAAGTGTTTAAAGTATATTTTCGTGTGCGTTTTCAACTTAGTTTCGCTTTATAATGTTCGCAAATTCTTTCCATCTGCCCCACATAATAAGTATTGAAATCTTTATATCCTTTATTATCTTGTTCATAGTTCCTAAATAATATCGCCCTCAGGCGTTGTGATGGTGTTTTCTGCGTGTCTAAATCTGTTTTAAGTGATTCTATCGCATCTAATTCATTTGAGATAAACGGCTCAGGTTTTAACGCTACATAACAAAACTGCTGATTCATAGTGAATAACTCAGCACATTCCTTAGGTGTTAGTTCATTAGTGCCTAATGATAACCTGATTGTTTTATCCTTTCGTGTTGTTAGATTCTCTATCTGACCTGCTATTAGTATCATCTAATAATTTTTCAATGTATAATGAGGCATCCATTAACTCCTGTTGTAAATGTATCAGGAAATTATCGGTGTTGTTATCCTCTAATGTTGTGCCATACTTTTTTATACCCAGTTCGCTACGCTGAATGTATTTGTGTATAACTTGCTTTACTATTTTATCCTTTAAGTAACTCATTTTCTAAATATTCTAATAATTTATTAGAGTTGTGTTTTTCATAAATGGGTTTTAACGGCTCAATTCCTTTATCTATTATTTCAGAAATAGTAACCTCATCTACAAATATACTGCTACTTACTTCTGATAGATGCCTGAACATATCGCTATGTGAAATGCCTATTGGTTTCTTTGCCTCTAATGCGTAATCT